GCGATGTTTCGTAAGCAGTTAGCCCAGTAGCAGAGTCAACTGTACTAAGTCCTTTTTTGATGTTTGCTTTTCGTGCATTGCTAACTCCCCGAACTCCTGGGTGCAGTCTATCGTACTCTGCCACGCTCATATGTAACACTCGCTCAATGTACGATGTCTTGATCATACTAAGACGTTCGTCACTTACAGGACATAATATATAATCTATGCCCGATTGTAATGACGATTCGTACAAATGCGCGTTACGCTTTTGGTTTCGTTTCTTAAATGCTTGTATTTTTATATCCATGCAGTATTTATACAAATGCAAACTTATCACCCGATAATTCTTTTAGGGTTGTGTGTCCTGATATACAAATCTCGAAGAGTTATATCTTCTTCAATAAGTGTATGCTTATTACGAACTCGGACAGTAGTTGTATCGCCATCTAAACAGTATAGTAGCGAGATAGCCAAACCACGTCCTGTAGTAGGTGTGGTTGTTTGACTGATAATACGCGAGCCGTTTTCAAATTCAATTGAGCCTTTGTTGTAACTGGTTACTCCGGCTCTAATGTGGTCAGGACACAATTCGTAAACATACCGGATACGCTGCATAATTTCCTGTGCACCTGTGTATTTGTGTGCTGCAATCAAGATAGTCTGATCCGGCTTGAACATTGCAAACCACGCAAGATAGATACTTGCACAAGTTGTCTTACCAGTTTGTCTAGGCATCATATTGATGTTGAATCGATAGTTGTGATACGTGTGCATCAATCCTAACTGATAATCATACGGATCATACAACAGCTTTCCCTTAAGGGGATGCTGAATATATGCAAACATCTTAGCAAAGTAAAGATAGCCAACATCAGGATCCATGCACCCAACTAGTTGTTCAATTTGTTGTTCAGTGAATGTTTCCTGACGGTTGGCTTTCTTAATTAATACGCCGTCTAAGGTAGATGGTGCCATGGGTTACTTTCCCTTTGCAGCCTTATCTGTTTTCTTAGCAAACGGATCGGCTTTTTTATCTTTAATTGCTTTTTTCATCGGCTCTTTTTTGTCGCCATCTTTGTCCATATCAAGGAAGTCTGGCTTTGCTTCTGAAAGAGCTTTGTAAAGGCGAGCTTTGATATCTTCAACAGCCATTTTCCTCGACTCCATAGCATCGCGGTCGTCTTGCCGTTGGTGCATTTTGTGATCGCCGTAATCATCTGCGTTGCGCTGCATCTCGTCTCTGATCATTTCTTGATAATTACGTGTTTGCTTGTCATCTAGATCAATTTCGTTGTCGTTTTTGTCAAAGGCAGATATTTCAATTTCGTCGTATGATTCATCATCGTAAACCCAGCTAATTGTTAAGTCAAGATCGTCGTCAAAGAACTCGCCGGACTTCTCAGGTGTATACTTTTCGGTAACTGCCATTGGATTGTCGCCATCTTCTGCATCTGCATATGCACCTTTTTCACGATTAAGACCTCCAGCAAGGTCTTTGATCATGTAGTCAGTGTCACGATAATCTTCTTCGGGTTCATTGGCATACTCGTCGGTTATCTTGTCGCCGATTGCGCCGCCTGCTGCGCCCCCAACGGCGCCGCCAATTGGCCCTGCTAGTGCCGCGCCGCCTGCTGCACCTAGTGCGCTACCTGCTACAGTACCAAGAAGGCCTTCATCGGAATCTCTATCAAACGGATTGCTGTCTACTCCAGGAATTGCCGGATTGTCCACAGTTGATAAGTTTCTTGTAGTACCGTTTGATTCAATGCTTGCTAACTTTGATATCATAGCGCTAATTGCACCTACATCCCCGGTGATGCTAATTTGGCCACTGGCCGATTCTGCTGGGGCACCCATATCGGCATCTGGCGGGCATTCGTATATTGATCTAGATTCGCTTATATTTTTTCTAGTTGAGAGCTTGTTAAAGCCTGCTAGAATTCTTCTCATATCTTCGTTGTTGTCCATGTTATTTTCCTATCACACTTTTGTTGTTTTCAGCTTCAATTTTTGGTTCTTCGATGCTAAATCCGCTGTCGCCTATGTTGCGTTCATTACGGGCTTTTTCCAGCTCTTTTAATAATTCCATAACACGGCTATCACCGACTGAATCTTGTGCAGAATCGCAATCAAGTTCCTCTTTGGTTATTAGAGCTTCATACGGTGAATCGTCACCATCTGGTTGTTCTTGTCTGTTAACTGGACCAAGTGCGTTTCGTACCATGATGTTAGAATCATGTATAGTGCAAAAGTTTCCTAAATATTGTCTTAGAACTTCGTCAGTTGTTGGGTAATTTAAAATTGCATCCCAGTATGCTACTTCCATATTTTCCAGCTTTGGAAAATCTAACGGATGTGACTGAATTGGTGTTTTTTTAACGGCACTTAACGATTCAAGACCGAACTTTCCAAGAGCATCTTTGAGGGTATTTTCAAAGTCGTTGGTTAATTCTCCTGCAATACCAATCTTAAACGGATACGTCTTTTTTGATTCTGATAAAAGTTGTTTTAAAGTTTTCATTTTAGGGTCCTATTACTTATTATTTATCTTTGTTAAGACCTTTGAGACGCTCAAGTAAGCTGTTTCTGTCTGTTACAACATAACCCTCGCCTTCGGTAAATCCATCAGGGGTGACATTACTGTCGTTGTCCATCTTTTCTTTTTTAAGCTGCAATTCTACCATTTTTAGTTTTTTGTCTAATTTGGCTACTTTTGCATCAAGATTTGTCTTTAGCATATTGCCTGCAACTTCAAATATCCTGCCGCTATAACGTGCTTCGACATTCATACCCAAGTCCATTAAATCATCATAAGCTGCCATTGCTTTTTCTGAAACTTCATTTAATTCAGTATCTGCTAGTTCGCCAAGCCCTTTTACTGCAGGCAACGCTAGACTGATCTTGTCAAATTCTTCAATGTCTCTAAAGGTTTTTGCCTGTTGGTCTATTTTATAAGTTACTTGGTCGTGTTCCTGCTCTTTGGCCTTTTTGATTACTTCTTTTGAACTCGGTAATCCCAGCAAATCCTCTAATTTTTTTGTCATAACCATATCCTATAATATACTACTATTATTTAGCAATTATTTTCTAGTTCCATTGTGAAACATGTCGTGTTCATTTACTACTCTAAATACCAAGCCGCTTTGTTTGCACCAAGCTCTTGCAGCTTCCCACTTGGCCTGATTCAACACCCAATGTGCTTGCTGCACTTGACTTTTTGCTTTTTCTTTAATTTGTTGATTTGCAGGCTTTACTTCAATTAGCTCTGCATGTTGCTTCCCTTTTGCATCAGTATATGCTATGAAAAAATCAGGTACATATATTGTGTTTTTTCCTGTGAACGGATTTTTATAAGGAATACGTATAGCTTCACTTGCCCAGCTAGTCACATGTGGATTCTCATCGCAAAACTTCATAAAGGCAAATTCCCATCCACTTCGAAACGTAGGAGAATTTTTACCTACGTATTTATCAGGATTTTTAATAGTGTATTTGCCTTGTGCATATTTTGCCATTAGACAACAATGTTTCTTGCTTCGAGATTGTCTAGGTTAGGAGACTCTCGGTATCCAAGTTTGCTAACTTTACTACGATTAGCATTTAACACAGCCGTTACCAAGTTGCTCAATTTTACCTTGTCAAACCCTTTTAAGCTGTCCAGTAGCTCGAACACGTTTGTTCCATCAATCTTTGCTTGTTGTAATAGTACACCTGTGACACTAGTTGATGCAAGTTCGTCAAATCCTCTTTTTTCAAAAAACCCTACTACTGCGTTAACTTGGTTGCTCGGATACGATAATTGTTGTGTAAAATATCTGTCAAACAGTAAGCGCGTCTTGTCTGCACTGTCTGCAGGTTGTTGTGAATTTCCAATTGTTGACATTAAAATCTCTTTGCTTCTGCTATAGTCTCACTACCTACTAGTGGTATATTGGCAAACGAATACGCGCCAAATTGTCTTGCAGGTGTCGAAGTGGGTGGGGCGCCGGGCAGTGGCTGGTCCTTGATGCCTAGATAGAATCTACGTTGAATTTCAGACGCTGTGCTGTTTCTGCCGCGGCGGTTTAATTCCGTTACGCTATTGGCAGCGCCAAGTATTGATGATTCTGGGCCAGGTGTTGTATGCAACGGTGACGGATATGTATCGTAATGTTGTGGTGTACCGAATCCTTGCGGCGCAGAATCAACACTTGTTTGTCCTCTTCCGTACTGCACAGATTCGTAGTTAATTGACATTCTGTTGACTGAAAATTCGGAACCTTCTTGCCGCATTGTATCATGCACCAGCGATTCAATATACGGATTAACCAATGTAAAGCTGGTAAATGTAGATCTTCCGTTTTGCGGATGTAATTGATACACTTGAATACTGTTAAGAAAGTTCTGTGACTTGTTTGGACGATCCAGTCCGTATCTAAAGTTCTGTGTTTCGCTGTTGCCATAACCTCTATTGAGCCCATTTGCAACTTTTTGATAAGCTTCTGTTGTTGAATTAGGAGCACCCGATGCATCACGAGAAGTATAGCTGCTATCGGTATAATAATACCTAAAATACGCTTCCCAAAACAGACTGGTTAGTCCAGCATTGTCGTCGTGAAATTCTAAATTAATTGGCACATACTGGATGCCAGTTTGCACAATCTTTTTTCTGTTGTATTGATTAAGCGAAGCTGTCTGCAAATTGTATCTCGGCAACTCAACACTCTTTGCTAATATGTTTACTTCTGACGCGTCAACTCCGGATAACAATGGTGATTGTAATTTTGCTTGTGAATTAACATTGAATACAACATGGTATAAATGTTTAAACTTCGGAGCAAGACGCATGTCACCAGAGACATATAATTTTGAAGCATGTGCGTAGTCTTTTACCGTAAGATTGTCAAAGTTATTCATACTAATATTTATCTTATATAATTCTATGCGTACATAATAGAAAAGGAGAACAAGTTGTTCTCCTTTTCTAAGCAATTATGTGTTGGTTAGATTAAGTACCAGTTGAAAGAGATCCGCCAGGTCTACCTACTAATGTGCCGACTCCTGCTGCTCCGCCGCTGCCGTCGACTTGAATTGCGTTGTCGTACTGCATTGTTAGAGAAACTGTTACAGGTTCGCTGTTTGAATAAGCAAGTGTGTTGTAGTTTGCTTCGCTGACGTAGCAACCGTATACTTCCCATGTTTCAAGTACAACTGGGACAAACGCGCCGTTGCCGCCGTCTAGGATTTCAATTCTAGTTAAGAACTTATAATCTTGTCCAGATACCGCACTAGCCTGTTCCATAAAATCAAACTGTTGTTGTAGTTGTTCGCCAACTAGTTTTTGAACGTTGTTGTTCACGTCTTCGCGCAAGTTAAGCGTGATTGGGTTCCAAGTATGCTTGCCTGCCAAGTTTACCTTTGAGTTATAAACATCAAGTACCATGTTTTCAAAAGTAAGGTTTGGCCTAGTTACATCAATAACCTGTTTGGTTAACTCTGTGCTAGGTGTACTGGTTCCAAAACCTTCGAGTGTTACACGGAAACGATATTGCAGCTTGGGCATAAGCAAGCCCTGTGCGCTTGCACTGTCGTTTGTTGCCAGAGGCACTGATAGTTTTGTTAATGATGATATTGCCATTTATTATTAACTCCTTATTACAAGTATTTATCATTTAGAGGGTTATATTTCATTTTGCATATTAATTGTTAATCATATTTAAAAATTTTCATAAAAAGTTACATAAATATGTTAGTTGACTGAATAAGGATATCAACATATGATTAGGTGTAAAATTTGCTTGCAAGAGTTTTCAAGTATAATAACATGGAAGCATTTAAAATCTCACGGAATATCGACAATTGATTATAAAAAGAAATATGGAGAAGTAGCATCTCCAGAATATAAAGAGCTAAAAAAACTTCAAAATTCTGGAAAAAGAAATCCTAACTTTAACAATAAAATGTCATCAGAATCCAAAGATAAGATCTCTCAATCTAACAAAGGAAATATTCCACATAACAAGAACAAGTCAATGAGCCAGAAACAAAAAGAAATACTTTCTGCAAAAGCAGTTGAGCGTAATATTTATTGGCGAGAAACTGACAGTCATCCTGTTAAAGGAACTTCACGATCTATGGAAACTAAAAATAAAATTAAAGAAAAGAGAGCAACGCAAGTTATATCCAAAGAACAAGCATTAAAGTCAATCGAAACTAAAATTAAAAATGGATACAACATTGCATTCTTTAAAGGAAAAACTCATTCAAGTGAATCAAAAGAAAAGATTTCCAATAGTTCCAAAAAAACAGCATTATTAAAAAAAAACAACAGTATCAAAGATGCATCTGCCAGGCTTGCTGACAACGGGTATACGTTAATTTCAGTTATAGACAACTTATTACATATTAAGTGTAATTTGTGTAATAACAAATTTACACGATCTCGACAATACGCTACTACAAGTAAGATTACTCAAGAAATGTGCAATGTTTGTTATCCGTTACAGACCGGAACCAGTAATCAGGAAAAAGAATTAGCTGAGTTTTTATCAAAATATGTACAAATTGAAACCAACAATCGTTCGATCATATCTCCGAAAGAATTAGATATATTTATTCCTAATCATAGTTTAGCAATAGAATACAATGGTCTATACTGGCATAGTGAAGTATACAAAGACAACAAGTATCATTTAAATAAAAAACTACAAGCCGAGGACAAAGGAGTTGATTTAATTCATATATTTGAAGATGAATGGGTCAACAATATAGATATTGTTAAATCAAGATTGTTAATGAGGCTAGGTAAAATTGAAAATAAAATTTATGCGAGAAAATGCATAATCAAAGAAATTGATGCATCTACAGCTAACACGTTTATAAAACAAAATCATATTCAAGGAGTAGGAAGATCAAATGTTAGAGTTGGATTGTACTATAACAGTCAACTTGTTAGTGTAATGACCTTTTTAAATGGAGACATTTCGAAGGGTATTAAAGGATGGGAGTTAAATAGATTTTGTTCTTTAATTAACACGCAAGTTACAGGCGCAGCTGGAAGATTGTTTAAATGGTTTATTAACAATTATGATCCCGAAACTGTAATTAGTTTTAGTGATAGGAGGTGGGAAACATCTAGTAGTGTGTATAGTAAAATTGGATTTAAGTATGCTTCGACATCAGTTCCTAATTATTGGTATTTTTGTAACAATGAAAATCAAAGGTATCATAGATATTCGTTACGTAAGCCAACAGGTTCTATATTATCTGAAAGAGAATTAAGAGAATCGCAAGGCTACCTAAGAATATACGATTGTGGTAGTAGTAAATGGATTTGGTCAAAGACAAAGGCGGCATAGAGCCGCCTTTGTCTTTGTACTATTTTATAGACCTGAAATTTCGCCTGTGTTCTTCAAGCGCAACGGAATATAAATAAATTCAACTGCCTTAACTGGTTCGATTGCAATATCAACATAAAGTTCATTCCTATCAATCCTTGAAGGTGTGTTGTTTGATTCGTCACATACTACAAGGAAGTCATATAATGCTCGTAAACTAACTAATTCAATCATCAAGCTTTCGACTTGCTGCTTGAGTTCGTCACGTGTGATTTTGTCGTTTGGTTCGTAGATGTATGGCTTTGCAACCATCTTCAACTGGCTACGTAAGTATATTACCAGTCTGGCAACATTGACTCTATCCAACGAACTTGCATTTCTTGCACGAGTCTTCTGACCAAATATAACAAGTCCTGCTCCATTTAAGAAAGTAATTGGATTAACATTGTTTAGTTGCAATGTGCTTCGTTGTCCTTCGTTTAGTGCAATGCTTACAAATTCACCTTCGCTGCTGATATAACCTGCTGCTGTTGCGTTGGTTACACCACCACGGCGTGTTCCTGCTGGTGCAAACCACGGATACGAAACTTGATCGCTGAGTGCAATTGTTCTTAGTGCCATGTGACTTGCTGGGACAACAATGTTGTTGCCTGCGTTGTCGCTTGTGAATCCTGCAGGGTAATAAACACCCAGGTATTCGTCTCTGCTTACCAAGCCATTGTCATTGTCTTCAACTGCTAGGTTAACGTTTGTTGCCCAGTTGTTGAGCTCTGTTGTATTTGGTTTTAGTCTTAATGGACTGTCACCAATGACAAAAGATGTTAATCCTCTATCAAAGTTTAAGTTGACCATTTCGCCAATTAATTCTGGATATCCTGGTGTTGAAATCAAGTTAAAGATACGCGATTCATCATCACGTGCATCGTCACTGCTATTGACCACAGATTGTAGTTTTTGTACAATTACCTTGCGCTGTGCAATACGTCCAAAACTTCCCGATCCATCTGCATTGTTAGCACTTTCGGTAACCCATCGGTTAGGAGCGTAGCCATTCATTGATTCGTCGTTGAACCTAGTGTTCAAGTCATTAATATCAATATAGTCTCTTTCAAAACGCTTTACATTAAATCCGCTTCTACGCAGGTTCCACAGCAACATGCCTCGTGGGTAAAGTGCAGGATCCGGTGCATCTGGATCTAGATAATCACTTGACATCATTTCACCAATATCCCCTGCAACATCACTGTTTGCGCCGCCTGTATTATAACGTGCGTCTGCAAATAATATGCCAGTTTCACTGGTTTGATCAGTTTTGTCAACCAGTTCCCACTTGCCAGCAGTACGTTTATAAATTGTTGGAAAGTTTTCGATGTCAGCAGTAGAGATCCAAATATCTCCTTCGACTAATGCAGAGTTGTCTGCTTGTAACGTCGGAGCAGATGCTGCAACCATTGGCCCAGATGGGTTTGCTCCTGGGACTGCATTTACGTCTGCATAACCAACCCATTTATTTCCGTCGTGATACATTATATCAACTTCGTCAATGATACTACTATACCAGAGTGCGCCGTCTGCGGGAGTTGTAGTCGGTTCTCCTATACTTGCAGTGCTGTTCAAAACCTTCCAATATGATACCATGTACTCGGCTATGCCAGAACCGTCGGTTCCTGGAACATGATACAAGTTGGTAGTTGATGCTGGTGCACCAGCGGCAAACACTGTAAATATTTTAGATATTCCACCGTCGGTGTCAACTATACGGATTTCGCCGCCGGTGTTGTGACTGATTACCACACGGTTTTGACTATCAACACTTGCAATAACGTGGGTTAATCCTGCTGTGTTTATTGCGCTTGCAATTGCTTCTGCGTCGGTGACGGCGCCTGTGGCATCAAATTCCACAGATGTTATACCGGACAAACTTGCTGATCCAATTACACTTTCTTGTATTTCAAATGTATATGTTGCTGTAGTAACCTGCGTTGTTACCTTGGCGCTGACAATCGACACCGGTCCTGTGCCGTTTCTGCGATAAATTTTAAATGATCCAATAGGACTAGTATCTTCTGCAACATTGCTTTGAATATACAAACTACCCTCAGAAATATTTGTGCCGCCTCCAGTTTGGTCAAGTGCAAATAATGCTGCATGATTTGTTGCGTAAATTGGTGCAGGCACCTGTGCCCATGCATCAGTTGATGAATTGTAAACTTTAACGTTCCAGTTTGCACCAAGGTTAGGCGATGTTGTTTTTATCCATAAGCTGCCACTTGGGGCAACGTCGCTGCTGCCTGTTTTGTACTGAGGAACCTGTGTATGAGGTGCAATTGTTAATCTTGGTAATTTGTATGTACCTGCTGGTATTCCGATTGCAGTTAACAATGCGGTATCTCCGGCAATTGTAAGATCGGCGCCAGGGGCACCGGCAACTGAGATTGTAATTCTACCGTTTACAAGCGTGGCTGATATATTTGCAAGGGCACTGACATCATTAACAAAGTCAGCAACTACTGTTCCGTTTACCGGAACGTCGGTGCCATTGATAGTAAAAGTTGTGCTGTCAACGACACTAGTAACATTGGCAGTACTAGTAACTGCCGGAATGCTGCCAACCCAGCTAGATGATCCAACTTCGTGCCATATACCGCTTGCTGCTTTGTACCATAGCTTGTTGACTGTTGTAACTGCTACAATAATATAATCGCCAATTGCACCGACACTGCCTTTTGGAGCAAAGTCCTGGCCAGCAAAGTTAACAACTTTGGTAGTGTCTGTGATCACCAACGGAACTTTGTTTGAAAAACTCTGTCCGTTGGTTGCAGTTGCAGGAGCAGCATTCCATTCAAAGATTCCGTAGTTTGTATCATTGGTGGCAAACCAATATGCGCCATTGGTCGGCTTGCCAGCAGTTTCTTCTGCACTTGCGTCCAGTGCTGCAAGATCAATATCTGCTCTTACCACGTATGCTCTATTTGAAACACCTAGGAATGAATAAGCAGCTTGTAGACCGTATTCGTTTTGCTCGCCGCCGTGTATTGGGTTATTGTTTAAATCTGTATAAAATTTTGCGTCTCCGAATGTTTCCGAAAGTTCTCTTTGCGAACTTACCAGATAAACTTTTTCGGCGTTTGATGCTAATGTTCCCGGTGCAATTCCAGTTTTTCCTGGATTTGGTTTGTTTTCAGTTGTTGCTATAAAAATTATTGGGGTTGTACCCGGTTCTGATGGAGTATAAAAACTCTCGTCGATAACTGAAACTTGAACGCCCGGTGATACTAATGCCATTGTATTTTTCTCCTATGGATCTGTTGTTAATATTATTTAGCAGATCTGTAGATAAAAAACGGTTTTAACCCAATTAAACTAGCAGTTAATTAGATGTTTCATTAGTTGAGCAACGTTAAATTCCAGTTCCTCGAGTGTGCCATTGTTATCAATAGTGAAGTCGGCCATCCACTGTTCCAATGTCATACTTGACCTATTTTCCAAAAGGAGGTGGTCAGACCGATCTACCCAGATAGCACAATCGAACACTCCTGTGTTCTGCATTGCAAAGAATTCTTTCTTGTTGCGCAGTCCACAATATATATCGTGTTGTTTGAATATATCTCGGCCTAGGCGCGCTGCATCAGGAACATTATAATTGCAGATAAAATTATACCATTCTGCTCTGTGAGCATGGCGGTTATTGTAACACTCTTCCTCATCAGCATATCCGTACTTGTCCTTTAGGTCGTTGTATATAAAAAGTTTTGAACAGAATCTTGAACTACTCTGAAAACTAAACCCGTACTGTTGTTCTAATATTTCACAAACTGTGTCTTTGCCATGTCTTCCGTGGCCTATAACTAATAACTTAGGTAGCGTCATTTTGATCCTTTCTTTATATAATAAAGTATTATCAAGATAATGTCAACCAAAAATGTTATTTAACCGATTACAAAGGAATATCCCTTACCGCCCGACACTGCCAGGCTTGCCTCGGCGTCTAGTTTTTCCATTTCTGCTTGGGCTTCGGCCTTCAAGCTTCCTCCATTGAGACTTGTTCCGCCTTGCGGACCAGCAATAGTAGCAAATTTTTCGCGCGCTTCACCTAGCATGTACTTGCAAGTGGCTAGTGTATAATCCTTAATCCACTGATTAGCCAAGTAGTCTAGCAACAGCTGACTGTCAGGGCGATGATTGTAAACATATATCAGAACCGTTTCATCTCCCCTGGGCCGGGTAAGAATGGTTAGTTTCTTTGTTGTATTGTTCCATTTAAATTCTATGTTGCCGCCAAACATGCGTGCAAGCAATTCCTGCTTCTGTGAAAACAATTCATAAGTCG